CCTCCTCTGACTTGAAACTGGAAGCCGCAATCGCACAAAAAGTTTCCTCGTCAATACCCGAGCGCACCGATCCCGCCGGATTTTCGATGGTTATGTCAAAATCCTGAAACTTCACCCGCTCCGGCTTGGGGCGCGGGCGACGGGGCGGCATTGTCGAAAGTTGGGCGAGAGTCATTGACATGGCATTAAAAGGATGTACGATGAGCGTCCATGATTCGTATTCAGATTCGCGTTACGGCCCAGCAAAAACAAGCCTTGAAGCGGCGCGCTAATGGCCAACCCCTCAACCAAATCATCCGTCAGGCCATCGACGAGTACATCGAGCGGCATGAGAAGAAGGAGAAGCGGTGAGCGAGGACAACAAGCATTACCCCGTACTGACGACTATTACAATCCTCGCGGTTGGAATGTTTATCCAACGCTTCATCGACTTTCCGGCTACAGCCAGCCACAACTTGTGGCCCTGGTACGAATTTCTCGTCCACGGAAAGCTGTACTAAAGGAGCATTATCTATGAGCACCCTCAGCCAAGGCATTGGACTCGGAAGCCTATCCGGTTCTGGTCGGCAATCACCGGATATCACCATCCCCTCGCCCGACGATGTTCAGGCTAAGATCAACAAGCTGCGCGAGGAGATTCGATTCCTCAAGCGGTTGCAGCGGATCGCCGTGGACAAGCAGAAGGCCAACGCCGAACCGATGAGCGACGACAAGGGCCGCGAGGAGCGCGAACCATGAACCTCCGCAAATGGCTCAACCGCGTCACCACCAACCGCCGCGCCATCGGCAAGCGCTCCACCCCATCACAGATGCAATGCTACAAGTTCAGGGAAATGCTCGACGTGGCACTAAAGACACCGAATGGACAACTGTGCTTCGCCATCAACGGCCAGCCGGTTACGCTTGTCGCCGCCGATGTTGAGAAGAAGCTCGACGAGCTTGAGCGGAATTGCCGCACCACCGGCGATGATGCTTTCGATTGCATCCGGGTAGCCTTTGGATTCCCGCGGCTCAGGGATGCACGGGACATCGGCATCGAGCAGAGAGAGGAACAACGCAATGCGCCTAATTAATCCGCTTCGCTGGTTTCGCCGCAAATCCAAGGCATCATCTATCGAAGAAAAGCTTCATGCCGCCAAGGCAATGATTACAAAGTCAATTCTGGCCGAATTGGCGGCAATCAAGCGATCTGAAAAAAGCACAATCCCCGCTTCTCCAAACGATGCCGTCATTAGGCATCTCTCCAACAATTATGGCGAATTTGTGCGGAGAATGAACCTTGTAGAGCAAGCACTTGAAGGGCGCCTGTCTACAGCCGGGGAAATTGCCAAAATAAACAAGCAACTAGACGTACTGGAAGTTTTTTTCACCCAAATCCCGAAGCACGCATATTACCGATTCGTTCAAGACAAATTGGCGGAATTTGAAAATCGCCTACAGCAATTCGGCGACGAGCGGCGAAGCGTAACTGATAATCTTGCTATTGAGACGGCTTTCCGAACGATTGATAAAAAGCTCAAAACCGTTGAGCAATTTCTTTCCACAATGCCAGCCGCCGTCGCCCATGCAGAGAAGAATCGGCAGAACAAGAAGATTGACCGCTATCTCAAGCGTCAGGACGGAGTATGAATCCGTGGGGGCCATACTCGTTTCCAAAAAATTTGAAACAGAAATAATAAAATGTCTCAAGGTGCTTTCTGCCAAAGAATATCCCCACGATCAGGCAATTAAAATTATTCGCACGGCGTTTGATCTGGCTATTCTTGGAATAGATACACGGGAAGGAAACGAGCCAAAAGAGCTTACGGCTGAAACTCCGCGACCACCCATCCAAAGCGCTCCGACCCCCGCGCAACAACCTTGAACCGAGAGTCCTTCTCGATGAACGCCAGCGTGCGGTAATGCTTCAGGTGCTTCGTATCATCCAGCGCCAGCACGCACGGCAGCTTCAGAAACAGCATCAGGTATTGGAACTCGATCCAGCCCAGATGTCCGGCACTGTCCAGCATCACGAAATCCGGAGGCTTGCGAAATTCCAATTCAATGCACCGGCGGATCATCGCGTCGATGTGAACCGGCTTGTCCGCTTCCAAGGAATACCACTTCGCCCGCTCCTCATTGCTCAGGTCCGGCCAGTCCACCGCACAGCCTTCCGGCAACTTTTGAATATCGGCCAGGATCGCCGCTTCTTTCGGCAGCAGATGGCGCGGGATGGACAGGCCATGCCGGACATGCACCATCGGCCAGAACCGTTCGACGTTTGACCGCGCCGCCCGGACGAAATTAATGTCGTTCTCAATGGTCATCAGCCGGGCCTCGGACTCCATTGCCTCAGCGATAACCGTTGTCGAGCCGCAGCCGTCGTGCGTTCCCGTCTCTAAAAGACGCTGGGGCCTGTGGGTTTGGATGGCATCTTGAATCGCTGCGGCAAATTCGCCGTCCGTCTCAATCGAAACCGATGGCACCGGAACGGGCAATTCTGGTTCATCGTGGCTGACGAGAGGATCGCCAACCTCGTTGATCGGCTCTCCGTAAATCCGCTTGTCCGTCTCAGAAACTTGTAATTGGTCTGACATGATTCCTCGCAAAGCTATCTGGGAACGGCCAGGGCATCCCACTGAAACTCATCGTCCCGTCTCACTTCTCGCCATTTGTACCCGAGCGCATCAAGCCGTCCAAGTAAATCCGACTCTTTGAAATTGTGCCGCATATAACCGCGCCAGTTGACCTCGATATGAATGGTCGGTCTTAGCCGTGTGATTGTCGCCTTGGCCCCATCCAACACGAACGGCTCGTATCCCTCCACGTCGATTTTGAGAAGGTCGAGGCGGCGAAACGGCAGGTCGTCCAGTCTGATCGCCTTCGGGCCGTTCCAGTTTGGAACGATGAACCGTGCTCCATAATTCCCGGTCGGGCCGGAAAAGACCAGATAAGATTGTCCATCCCCAACCGCCTGCTCGTATATCTTAGCCGATGGACAATTGTGCCGCAGGCATTCCACCGCGTCGTCCTGACACTCGAACGAGTGAACCTCGCAGTCAAGGTCGAGGAAAATCTTCGTGGTATCGCCGATGAACGCGCCGACATCGGCCACAACCGAACCGCGCGATAGAATGGATACCTCTGGAATGCCCAGGAAGTATTCCCGGTCCCAATCCAACCGCTTGAGCCGCTGGCAAACCGGCGTTATCGCCTCGTCACCCCGGATTGCCCAATATGGCGTGCCGGCAATATCAACCAAACCATCGCGCATGGGGTTACTCGTCGAAGATATCGACCGTACCCCGCTGCAATTCCGCCGCGACTGCTTCGACTATCTCGTCAACCGGAACCCCTTCCTCCCGCGTTGCCTCGACCGGAGTCGGCTCGGATGGCTCTAGTTCGGTGGGCTTGGTCTCTACGACCTTCGGAAACGTCTTGCGGAAACGTTCATCGGGCTTAAACAGGCCATCCGGGGAATTCTCCTGAACCGCATCCTCACACCCGAATTGCATGGCCCACTCCCCGCACAGTCTCCGGTTGTGAAGCTGGCCGATGTTCTTCTTCATCACGTCCGATCCTGACCAGAATGATCGGTGATTCTCGTGATAAATGACAGCCGGGATCATCTCGGCGTCCGAACGATCCGCGAGCATCATGTGCCGAAGCACGAAATCCCAGCCCTCGCAGGCCATGAGCAGATCGGGGAATTCGTCTCCGCGCTTTACCCACCAGCTTTTGCGGAATGCGAACAGGTCCGCGCCGACGTGCCGCTTCATGTTGGCGATGTCACGCTGCGTTTTCCTGAACTCAGAACTATTCACATCCACACGCCGTGAGAAGCAGCATTCGCGCTCAAGCATCTTGCCGCGGATAATGCTCACCGCCTCCGGCACCATGCAGATGTCGGCGTTAGTCAGCAAAATAATGTCGTTGTCGCCAGCTTGAGCGCAGCCGGCCTCGATGATGTCGCGGATGTACGGCAGGCTCCGCGTATCGCTGATTGTGTTACGGCTAGTTCGCTTGGCCTTATCGGTTTCCAGCATGACCAGCGTGTAATGCCGATCCGAATTACGGCAGGCTTCCCACGACTTGTACGCCGCCAGCATCCTTCGTCGTCGATCGTCGTTTGGTGTTGGCAAGTCCCAATCAACGACGTGGACGATCCGATCCTTGCGAATCTCCGACAGTTTCCGGCACAACAGACCCATTACCCGGTTATCGTCGTTCACCGCATTGATGATCCGGCTGTGTCCTTCCGGCGTCATCGCCTCGGAGTAGGTCATCTTCTCAATCCAGTGGAATCGTGGTTCGCTCCGATACCACGCCGAGTTTTCCTTGTACGTCTCCCCGCCCGGCTGCAAGGCAATCGTCGGAGTCTGAGTCGCATAGGCCAGGTGCAGCGGAAGCGTATCAATGGTGATAAGCCGAACCGCCTTTTCCAGAATGGCCAGCAGGTTTTGCGGCTTGGCCAGAGAAAGCAGCCCGATATTCATCAGCCGATGCGACGCGCCGAATTGACCAATCAGCCATTGCTCAAACTCCGTGGCCATCGCCGAACGCATCGGCGAGGAGTTGCTATTCAGCGAATACACCAACAGGGGCCGACCATCCTCTTCCGGTATCAGCTTGACCGCCCGCGCATCATCGTCGGCATTTCGTTTGTCGAAGACCAGCGGCAGATCGTGGAACCGATCAAGCATCCCCGCCCGCGCCCAGGCTTGGGTAATGAAATTCTCCGTTGTAAATGGCGGGGGATTGTTGTTCCCATTCACCTGAAGATCGAGAATCCGGTTGTACCCGCCGTGCTTCTCGCACCACATCCGACATCCGTCTGCGTCCCGATGCAGGCCGTGCCAGAGCATCGGCTTGACGTAGGTGCAGGATTCAAGAATCGACGCGAACTGCGGATGGACGTGAAAATCAACCTCGTGGCCCTGCTTGAAAAGCTCGTAGGCACAGGGAAGCGCGTTGACGATATCCCCATATCGACAGAGATAAATAATCGCGATTTTCTCTTTCATTTCGACTGTCCTCGCCGGTAAAATTACGGGTCGAATGTCCTCACAAACGACCGTGAACCTCTACGATCTTATCGCCACAATAGCGGACCTTACAGTAACAGGAAAACTATGGTGGAGGACTCTTGGAATTGGCGTCCATCATCGTCGCTTTATTGCCTGGAACCCCGGAGAAACGGCCAGTTTTGTCATCTATTCCGATCATTCCCTAGACACCGTAACCCGATTCAAAATTCAGGCATATTCGGAACACAACGGATGTTTTAATGATCTAGTGATGGACGAACCCGCTTGTGGTTGTTTTGGCGTCATCGCAATACTGGTTGCGCTCATACACCAAGGCCACGCCAGCATCTAGTCCCTACCACCACGGCGCCCTACTCCGCACCGGCTCGAAAATCCTGTGGTCAAATTCCGTGTGCGGCGGGCAGATATTTTGCATCCCCGTCTCCCGACCGATGCCCGGAATGTTGATCTTCCCCCCAATAATCCCGTTCATCCATTTTTCCGCCCATTGTGCATCGGTATCCACCGCTCTCGGCTTGTCCGTTCTGCGCCCATAGAGCGCACCGCGAGCGGTAACGCCAACCCACCGCGTCAGAATCCTTGGCATCGGCAGCGCGTACCGAACGAGCGGGATGCTGTACCGACCATCCAAGCCTGATTCCAACTCCCCCGCCTGATCGTTAAGAACCTCTTGCAGATTGACGAGATTGCCCTGTCTGGCCGCTTGATCGCCGGAGAGTTGCAACATCGCCCGCAGGTCATATCGCTGCAAGAACTGCGCTGGCTGGATATAGGTGTTGACCGCGCTGTTATTCGTGCAAGGGAACGTCCCCTGTCCGGTCGGTGTATTTCCAGCCCCATCCGTCAGATTCGTTTGCGTGCCGCTGGCCAGCGATACGTTGATCGTCGAGGCGAATGACGCCAGTTGATTCAGCACCGCCGTAACCACCGCCGCACTGGAAGTCACAGACAGAACTTGCAGCGCCTGCCCATCGGCGAAGACCGATAACCCCGTAATCCCCGACGCCGGCGAGAGAGCGCCGCTAACCCCGCCGATGTTCAGCGTGATCGTCTTGCCATCGGCGGCGATTGAGGCAGAGGAGATTAGGAGAGTGGCGGACATAGGGAGATTTTCAAATAGCCGCGCCGGCCCATGAACCGGCGCGGCGAAACCAACCAACCATTCAGAACATGCGACGGCAAAGCGTTTCCGCCAAGCCGTCGTGAAAGTGGGAAAACACGAGAACAGCACATAACATTATGTGCTATAACCACCTGGGTCAATTCTGTAGCCCAAGAACCACGGTCCATAGGTCACATTTCCGCGCATGCGCGGAGACATGAAGAACGCTTCCTGCTCGACGACGGAGCGCTGTGCATTCGCGCCCAGGGCCGACAGGTTGTGATCCACTTCCGCCTGAGCATAAACGTCGGCCGCTTCGGCGCTGATGTTCATGCCGACCTTTTCGCAGGCCGCGATTGCGGCGGCGGCAGCGGCTTCGGGGTTGTAACCGACCGGGCTGTATTCGCCGGTCTTCTTCGGACGGAAACGCTGGAAGTACATCGGACGACAGAGATCGTCCTCGATCCAGATGTAGTAGTCCGTCTGATGGACCGGCGATACCGTCGCGGCGGGCGTTGCGCCTTCCACGTCGATGCAGCCGGCGAGCAATTGCGAACTGACCACGCGCTTGACCATCATCGGGCCGATGCTGGTCGTCGCACCGGATGATCCGCCAGTACCATTCGTGCCGCCGATGGTCGCACCCGGCGTTGAGAACGCCAGGCGGGCCACAGGTCGGAGCACGGGAGGAACCATGACGACGATGTGCTTTTCGGTATCCAGACTTGGGAAAATCTGAACGCCCTTATCGTCAACAATCGTCGCAATGGTCGCTATCGCGTTCATCACGTCCTGTTGCATCGCATTGGCCAATGCCGCGATGTTCTGGGCCGTGACTGACGCAATGGTAGCCGGAAGATTGCCCTGGAGAATGTTGCTCTGATTCCCGCCGGCGTATGTCGTGTGCGCCGTGGAGAAGTACGGAACCCCATTCTCAAAGGTGGTGTAATAATTCGAGCCGGAGAACGCAACCGTGGCGGAACTCGCCAAAGAGGCGGTCATAATCCGCTTGGCCATCAGGAAATCGGGAAGCTGGGCCAGCCGGATACCCATCTGCGCGACTCGGCGCAGCACGGTCCCGGTCTGATCCATTTCCAAACTGGTTCGGCTGATGTCCTCGATGGTCTTGAACAGCAGGTTGGGAACCTGCAATGTCCACGAGGCAACGCCGCGGGCCGACATGCTTCCGTTGAAGACCTGGAGCATGGGCGCCGCACCATCGAGCGCGAACGGCTCGACCAACGCCGTCGAAACGTAGCTTCCGGCGATTTCCTGCCAGAAGCCACCCCGCCAACGCGGGAAAAACGCCGTGGCGAGCGTTGCATTCGCATCGCGCACCAGTGACGTTTGAAGATTTGTCACAATAGGCATAAAGGTGTCCTTTGCTTTGTTGGGACATCGCTCCTCTACGGTGGGAATTCCTCACACTCACAATTGCGGGGGATGGCCGGCGAGGAGACGGCCAGGGAACGGGTGCGTCCACACGACCCTTTCCCCCGCAACTTTCGATTGGGTTCGATCAGGTCGTGGTTGTCGGAGCGTAGCGATCCGTCCGATTCACGAGCACCTGCCCGGACGTTCCGGTAAGCACCACCGCCTCACACCGGCCGGCGCAAATCGTGTTCGACGTGCTGCCGTGGAGGCCGACGGTGTTGTCGTCAATGAAGAAGACGTGCGCCCCAATCCACGAAGTTGCCGGAGATGTGGCGTTGAACGTGGCGTGGGGGTTGATAAGCGGGGACTGGACAGGGCAAGTTACCGCCCCGTCCGCACCGGTGTTGTTGACAGACATGCTTGCCTGTCCGACATACACCAGCCCGGAGGTGTCCGAGGCGGGGACGAGCAATCCGCTGTTCGTAACGCAGCAATGCTCGTATTGCCAAATCTGGGTCGAACCCTTTACGGGATAGTTGATGGTGACGGTCGGATTCGTGATGAGGTCCGGCCGTGGGCCTGTTGAAGCTGCCATAAGGTTTACCTTTCAAAAGTGAGGGGAAAACAGAACCAGCGCCGCTCTCAAAACGAAGGTGGCGGGGACTGGATTGTTAAGTGAAAACCGGCCCGGATTACTGGCCGAGCCGGGACATTTCGGCAGAGACGAGAGCGCCGAGCTTCAGGTCATCGGCCGAGAAGTTCATCGTGCCGAGGTTGTCTGAAATCCGACGCATCTGTGCCGCCAAATCATTCGGGGCCGCAGCGCCGTTGTCAGGCTTCTGCGCGGCAGGTTGGGCCGCACTGGCGTCGAACACTTGGCCAACCGCCGCGACACTCTGCCGCTTGGGCAGCTTACGCAGCATGTTAAGCAGCTTCTCGATTGCGTCCTTGGGCTTGGCCCCGGAGGCGCAAACACTGAACATCTGTTCGATGTCCGGCTGATCGGGAAGCTGATGCCCATCCCGGCGAAGCGCGTCGATCTGGACCGAAAACTGCTGTTTCAGCCCATTGCCGATGAGGCCATTGGTCACGGCGACCAAATCCGCTATCGTTTTCCGCTGAGCGGCATTCTCCTCGCTGAGCGCATTGAATGCGGCCTCCGGGTCGGCGGCGAACGATACGCCGGTCCTCGGTTGTTCCAATGAACCAACCGGGGTCGGCGGCGCGTTGTCCACAATCGGAGCAGCCGTGGCCGCTGGCGGGGTGGGTGTGCCTGGAACCGGCATTGCATCCGGCGGTGCGGCGAATCCGCCAGCCGGCGAGGATTCCACGTCATGCTTGTGGTGCAGAATGTGGTGGAGCGGATTGCCTTCCTCGCCAAGCTCGCAGGCGGCGGCAAAGGCGGCGTCCAATTTCGCTTTGGACTCCTCGACCTTCTTGTCCGAACCCGGCTCGCCGGCGTTGAAGGATGTGAATGCGGCAGCGCACGCCGAATACGCATCGGCAAGAGCGCCGTAGCAAGCTTTATGCTTGTCGTTCATAATTTGCCCTTTCAAAAAAGAGGTATCTGCCGGCGGCGTCGCGCTGAAGCAGACTTGACTAGAAACACTGTACACGTCCGCCAATTCCGTGATTGGCAACTGGGACAACGCCTGGGTCTCACCGCCCAACATGGCGACGTGGCCGAAGCGACGATTGAGTCCCCCTCCATCCTTGGCAATCCCAGCCGATAGGCCGGTCAATTGCCGGGTGCGCATCTTCTCGATTATGGCTGGGTCAATGTCGATCAAATCGCACCGGGCCCAACCCGTTTTTTCCGGGTGTTCGCGCCAATTAACACCAGAACCATAGCTCGGAAGCTGCACACCAATGGCTTTTTGATAATCGTTCGGGTGGATTTCGAGCAGGCCGGGCTTTTGACTGCCAGATTCGATCATGCGGTTGGTGTTCGCGGAAATCTGCCGGATGTCTTCGTCGTTATAGGGTTCACCCTTGGCGGCATTGGGGTAGAAAACGTCAACGTCCTCGATAATGAACCGCCCGTTCGGCTGCTTCACCGCATCACGGACGTTTATTTTGTCCCGCACGTCCGCATGGAGTTGCCGCCAACCCTTGCTCGTGCGATGCCAGCCGGCGTGCTGAGTCATGCGAATGGCTCGGCGGTGGGCCTCATCATGGCTTGCGCCATTCTCGCGCTGATCGCCGTATTCCTGAGCGTACAAATCGACCAATTCTTTTGGCGCGCCAGCGAAGGCGGTAACAGAACCGGCGGGAGGCACAAGCGGCGTTCCGGCACTGACTGCATCCACAATGCTCTTGGTTGTGAAGTCGCTATGCGGGCCGACGGGATGCGTCGGGTGTTTTGCGTTGTGGATGCGCGCGGCCTTGGCTTCGGCATCCTTAACAGACAAGCCGTCCGCGATAAACTTCTTTTTCATGGCGAGATAATCAGCCGGCATTGTGAGAATCCTTGTTGTGAAGAAAAAAGTCAGCGCGGCAAGAATTGAACTTGCGGTCTCTTGGTCCCAGGCCAAGCGGATTACCAAACTTTCCTACGCGCTGTTTATGTTGGGCCGGCTTTGTTTCATGGGCAGAACCAACCCCGAAAGGTCGAAGCCGGGCGGAGTTCTCCTCCGCCACCATTCGCCAGCCCAAGGAGGGGATCGTTACTGAATTACCCGATATAGCCGATGCTCACACGGCTGGTTGACCGTCCACGCTTTTTCCGTGTGGCAGATCAGTAGCTTGTCATCCCATGCCGAAGTGGGATCGTTGATGCCTTCCATGCCGTCGATGTCCTCGATGAACACCGATGATCGGCTAACCTCGTAGTAGAATGGTGTGTGGCAATCCGCGCTCCGGGTGCGATGGCCCCAGCCGGTGATTGTCTCTCCCGTGCTGAGAGCCGCCGCACCGCCGCGCAACTGGCCGATGCTTTCGGAGTCGATTTCGCCGCCGAATAGTCGGCTGCAAGTCCCATCCTCCATCTTGACTTTCCAAACAACCGGCGGTGAAACCCGCTGGAGGATATGCAATCCATCGGCCCCGGGTTGAATCGGAACCAAATTCTTGCCGACAAACTTCGCGCCAGGAAACGAAAGATGGCTCCATTTCGCGTGCGAGAAGTTCATTGCCAGATAATCAAGTCCATTGCCATCCGGTTTTGTCAGACAGCCCAACCCGCATATTTTGTCGCCCCATCCAAACACCCGGCAATCGTCAGAGCGGCAAAAGAATTCGTCCTCGACAAGATTGAACTTCTCATCGAACGCCACGCGCCGCAAGTCCGTCTCTGTCTCGCGCCGCTCGGCGTTGTGTTCGCGGACACAACCCCCATACCCTCTTTCGGTTGGCAGCAACCCCATGAACACGCGCATCGGGTACTTGATGCCCGGCATGTTCGGGAAGGTATGCAGCAGTTCTAGTTTCATCTGGACAAACGCAGGCCATTCCCGGCTATTGCTCGATCAATCACCGCCTTTCGTTCTCCGCTCCGCGCCCGATTGATCGCCTCTGCCGCAGCCCGATCTTGCTGTATCTTCCGCTGCAACAGATAAATCCGCTTGGACTCGTCGAACGCGGCGAACGCCTCATCGGCCGTTTTCGCATTTTCGATGCGGAACTCGATGGCCTCCAAGCCCAGTCTGCCGAATTGATCCTTGGCCTCAATCGCGTCCTGGCCGACGAAGAAGGACGGGCGCTTGCCAGTGGCATCGCACCATTCGTTGATGATCCGCCCGCTGTCCTCATCCAGCCATGTTTCGCCACGGCGGCGGTGGCCGGTTTTATCTGGTTTGGTTTCGTTCATGCTGCTGCAACCCTTTCAATCCGCCTTGGTGGAACCCATAGTTTCGGCCCTTCCCAGCCAACGTCGGGGAACCGCCCGTTGTTCCAATTCGCCTCCGCCGCACTCGTCGGCCATCGCAGCGGAATCAGTACCGTTCCACTCTTGCTCATCCAGCCGCGCTGGATAGCCTGGAAACGAGCGATTTCCTTGCAGACGCAGCGGCAGGAAAATCCGCATGGCGGGCGGGCTTTCGGCCATCCCTCCCACGACCGCAACGCGAAGAACCCGTGCATCGCCGCATGGGTTGGCCGCACCCTCGCATCGTCCCGTGTCTGGTAATACGCGAACGGGAAGGCGTCGTTTATCAGCGGAGTCTCAAGCTGCACCTGCTCCGAAACGTGCGCCATTGACGAAATGTAAGACCGCTGCATCCGCTCCAGCCGCCAAGCCGGGATGTACGGTTCATTCTCGATCTTCCGCTTGCGGATAGCGCGTTGATGGGCCGCAAGGTAACGCTGCTCGTCCTCGATCATCCGCTGCGCCGATGCCTCAATCAGCGGGAAGGTGATCCGGCGCTGCTCGAATATCCAAAAATTCGCCGCGACGATTTCATCGAACGTGGCCGATTCCTCGCCGAGCAAAGCTGCCGAGGGAAGCCCAGCCCGGCGGCGCAGGGCGTTCGCCGACAACACGTCCGCCCAGCCTAGGACCGATTCAAACATGCCCCCAAACACGCCCCACAATTCGGCTGGGGCGAGGATGCCGGCAACCGCGATGGCGTTGACGATCTTGCCGTAGACCCAGGAGAGGCGACGCCATGCTTTTTTGTAGGGCTTGATTATCACGGATTAGGTTGTCGGTGCTGGCGTCACCGGGGCTTGCTGAATCTGGCTCGCCGAGATCGGTGGCTGATTCACCAGCGCCGCCTGCGCATTGATCGCCGCCACGCCAGCCGCGTCGATGATCGCCCCACCGACCGGGACTACCGGAGCGTTCGCCAACGCCTGATTTGCGGCGTTCACAATCGCCTCAACACCCGTTGCAACTTCCAACATAATCGCCTCAATTCTTTCGAGTAATTCGAGCAGCCTTGACCGCTCCTTGCCGTCCTTCGCCCGCGCGATCGACGCTCTAACCACAATGGTAAGCCGCCTCGCCTCGCGGATGTTTTCCTTCCAGTCGCTCACTTTGCCTCTAAGCACTTTTCCACCCAAACAAACCCACACCTCCCGCAAGTCCGGTGCAGATGTTCCCCGCCGATGCCGCGCTCGCACTTGCCAGCCGGAACTTCACCGCGTGAATTTTGCGGCGTTACCGAACCCGCGCAAAACGCGGTGGTCACAACGTCATGCCCGCACTTCGGACACTTCGAGGCGGGGCTAAACGGCTTGGCTTGGCACAGTGGGCAAACCGCAGCGAAATCCGTACCCCGATCCTCGAATATCCACCCCATCGGCGTACCCATCGCCACAAGGTGCGCCAGCTTGGTTTCGGCGGTCAGGCCCAACGAAACGTAATCAGGATCGAACAGCGAAGACCGGGCGCATTTGCTGCATTTTACTTCGATACCCGCTGGAATTTGGCCCGGCATGAGTTATATTTTACCAATGACCATCACATCTTCCAACGTACTGGAATTGTCGCTCCCGTCGCTTACCGGCAAACAGCTTGACGCCGCCCGCTGCATGATCGGAGATTTGAAACTTCGCATCAGGTTGCGGTATGCGGATGCGCTCCACAAGTATCTCCTCGCTGGCCAATGCACCACTGCCGCCGAATGCTTCGACGCGCTGCGACCGCTCAACTCTGCACTCAATGCGATCAATACCGAGGAGGAGGATAGGCGCAGGGGCATTTTCCGCCGTCAATAGCGCCCGTACCCGATGCCGTTCCCCGCCGCCGTCCGGCCCCGCCCGCTTCCGATTGGCGTTGACATCTGAGGTATGCCAGCCGTTTTTTCACCGTTTCCAGACCGTTTTTCCGGCGGTTGCCCGAATCCAGACGGCTTTGCCTTTTGCTTCGCGGCCTCCAGCGCCATCGCCTTGGCCTCGTCTGGATTCTGCGGCATCCGCGCCAAGCCCGGCATCCCCGGTATGTCCTGGTCGAATGGGTCCATCCCCTGCGAGCCGGGATTCGTGACGGTCTTCTCCCCCTCTTTCGGCTTCCGCAGCCCCAGCTTATCGTAAACCTCTTCCTCGGCGACTGGGACGAGCTTTGTGCCCAGTTCCAGTATCTCGCCCTCCTGCCGGCGGTCACGTTCTTCTTTCGCCTCCAACTTGAAAATCGGCATGTACTCAATCGGCAGGTTGGGAAACCGGCCCCAGACTATCGGCGGAATCAACTGCGCCTGAATCGTGCTGGCGATGTTCCTCGCATCCCACTTGAACCAGATTTGCGGGCCGCTGTCTTGGCGGGCAATATGCTCGCTGTACGCGCCTTGCTCGGACTTTTGCCCCTCCTCAGCACTGCCCAGCAGGATCGAATCTACACGGGGCTTTGTGTATTTGTCGCTGAAAGTCTGGAACGCGTCGTAACTCATCGTCGGTACGTTGCGATATTGCACCTTGAACAGACTGTCAATTTCGCCTTCGGTCGGTCCGGTCAGCCGCGGAATTGTCGCAATCGTTTCATGCCCTACCTGACTCACCAATGTCTTGAGTTTGCCGATGAACTCCGGCATGTTGTGCGGATAATAAATGTCGGTTGGCGGAAACCCGAACATCTCCAACCACTTCACGCGCATCCGCAACACGAAAATATCGAACGTTGTGACGTAGTACAGCGCGACATCTTCGCCACAGCCGAAGTACATATACCCCTCAAGCTGCGGGTCATCCCACGGCCCCGGCTCTTGACGGTGCATGTGATAGGTGAACTTGCCGCGCGGGAAATCATTCCGCACCTGGGACTGCGGGTTGGCCATGACGTAGCTGCCCCAGACCGGCTCGGTGCGGGTTCGCAGCGCGAGGTTGCCAAGCCGGTCGAACAGAAACCGGCTTTTGTCCACCGCCGAAAATTGGACGGGCCGCTCGATACCGTTGGCCTCGCGGTGCCACATCCATTCGTGCCCGCGCCCGCCATCCATCACCGCGCCCTGCATCTGCTGATATAGCAATTGGCGCTTGGGAATCTGCCGCCAGACCCAGCCAACGTAATCTGAGACCTGCTTAGCGACGTGGGAATCCGTCGCATCCGGGTTCGGCTCGATGCGGTCGGGAAAGCTGGCGACGGTCAACTCCCGCTTTCGCATCGCCGCCGCAACGTCCGGGTGCATCCGCAGCTTCATTCGGATATTCGGGTCGAGCCGCAACGCTTCGTCCGGGTCTGGAACGTCATTAATCCAAAACTCGTACAGTGTTTCCAGCGTCGAGACGCGCGAACCATCCTGCGCGCCAGCGAAAGGGCGATAGAGATTGCCCATCCCGCTATCGGCGGGGATGCGGTATCCGCCTCCTTCGGTCAGATAAGCGATGGTTTTTGCTGTAATCGCATCGGGCATTGTGGTCAATCAACTCGAAGGCGCTGATTCCCCGGTATCTCAAAGTCCCACGCCGCTGCCTGCGCTGGTGTTATCCGATTCCGCGACGAATAGAGCATGTATCGCAATGCGGAAATCGCGTGATTGTCCTTGTCAATCGGCTTTTCCTTGGCGTTTAGGTTGGCCGTCGAATCTGGATAACGGTAAAGCGGAATCTCCCTGAGAGTATTCACGCATCGAGCGGCAATATGCAGCTTTGGCCGTCCGCCTGGCCAGTCGGCATTTGACAGGTGCGGACGAGGGTTAAACATGCCCTGCACGCACTCGATGGACATCCGCAGGCTGTCATCGCCCTTGTCGGCCGGCAGGCTTGGCACGCCGTAACCCATGAACTCATTCGCGTCCGTTGGGTCGTGATCCGCCCATACCTGTTGGCATTCGCGGCCCCAGCGTTTGCAGCGGGCCTTAATCTCGTCGGCGTGCTGCTGCAAGCGCCGTCCGCCGCGCTCCAGGAAATTCCAGTAATATTCGTCGAAGATGTACCAGTCGTTGTCCAGGTGGGGGATTTTCACTCCCCACAGGAAAGCGAACGGGTTGGCACCGCCCCAGTCGATACCACCGAATACCTCGGCCCGCGCTGGTATTCGGCCATTAGGGAAGAAAAGCCGCGCCTCTTTTGCCTCATCAACAACGTGAATATCGCGGCTGAACGTCTGGAAGATGGACCCAACGTAACTGCCCCACTTGCCCAGGCGCCGCGTTTCCCGAACCTCTGGGGGCCACTCCTCGATCAAGGCGTCGATCTTCTCGTCCGCGATGAACCCGCCGCGGCTGATCCGGTTGTCATCCAGTGGGCATTCAAACACCGCATCGGATTCGCGCGGCTCGCCCGTTAGTCTCGCCTCCAGCCACGGCTGCGACTCAATCGGCGTCAACGCCGCCATAAAATCAAGCGGAGCGTCAGCACCGATTCGAGTCATTGCCTCGATGAACACGTCACGCGGAAACTGCTCGTCAAAGGCGATGTACCGCATGGCCGTCGCCTGAAAACTCTCTCGCCCCTGCTCATACGCCTTAAAGATGATGTGCGACCACCGCGCCGCATTCAGCTTGATGGAAACGCGCTCGGGAATATCCCGACCCTTGTTATGCCAAACGATCCGGCAATCCATGCCCTGCAACAACCGGCGAAGGTTCGGCCACAGCGTGTCCCCAACTTTATCCCAAGTCGTCGTTGCATACCACCCCTCATTCGGTGCGCGAATGTCGCCAAGCCGCCACGGATGCCATCCAGTCGCAAACCAGAAAACCTCCATCGCCAACGAAAACGATTTTGAGCTTCTGTTGCCCCCACAAAGCCACCGTATCCGCTTGGGAGATTTATGAAACTGCCGCGCCGCCGGCACCGGGCGATAACCACCGCCAGACCAGCCAAGAACCTTCCGATACGTCTCACCCAACCAGCCGAGCCGCTTTTCGTCTTGGGCGTTTTCAACGTCCCATTCAAATTGCTCTTGAAAAGCCGGAAGATAATGACCCGTCTCGTCAATTTGACGATCTGGATTTGGCAAGAACGGCAGCCCTGGCGGCAATTCGTTGGCTAATAAAATCGGCAAGGTGTTTCACCTCTGGATCGGCACGAGAGATCGTCTGCTGAATGTTTCCCTCAAACGAGAAGTTGTCACGGTACTTCTGCGGGCGCAATCCCTTCAGCAGAAATATTAGGAGCGTATCGCTATACTCGTGCTCAAGATACGGCTTGCCCGTGTCCGGGTCCATGATCGGCTCTTTGCCGTTAAATTTCATCTTCCGCAGTCCGTCCCTTGCCCGTCGCCATGCCTCTTCTTCGAGCAGGTCTGCCGCCTCTTCCCCGGCATTGCCAAACGCCACCTCAAACTCTGGGTCTTTACGCCATCCGTAGACGGTATTTCGGCCAACTCCGGCATTTTCGGCCGCTCGCGTCACATTGCCGTTTTGTGAATAAGCGGCCAAGAATTTCCGCTGCTCTTTTTTGAATTGCTCGAGCGCGCACCCATCCGGCGATTTTTCTTTTTCCTCTCCGTTGCTATCTCCGTTACTGGACATGGTTTATGCGAGCCTCCAAAAGATTTCCGAGAATTCCGGCAATTTTGTTGTTGACTTAACCGCGGCTGACGCGATAATAGTTACATGAAATCAACTGGGAGTGAAACAATGAACACCCAACACCAAAAGGAAAATCAGATGGACGCCACAATCAGCATAATGGCCGTCGCGACAATCGCGCACAACGACCAAGATGGCAAGCGGGTCACACTCTATACGCGGTCGGGAGACCAAAATGTTTGGGCGGCGGCGGAGGGAGAAGAGCCATATCGCACGGATGTCGATGTGGACCGCCTCGAATCGGCATGGTCTGGACCCCAGTGGGATTTACGATTGATCGAATCAAGTCCCACGAAAAGCTATGAGATAGGACGAATTGTCATTGATAAATAAATCGCAATCCCGCCGCCGGATTGCGGCAGAACCCTTGCTAGGAGCAAAAACATGAAACAACAACCCACCCAAAAAGCGATTGAATTGCTGGCAGAATTAGTGGCGGCATCGTCTGATGTGACGAACTGCAATTACCGCACCCTTGCCCACAGCACCATAGGGCGCATACAGAAACGCGAACGCGATGCAGTCAGTGCGATCTTTCACGCTTTGACGGGAGCGTATCCGAGTGAGGCGGCATTTCGGAAAATACTGCCATGAAATATCGACCGACCGACCCAATTTCCCCGATCCTCCGCGATCTCCACGCGTGCCAGACCGCGCGGGATTTCTCCAGAGGCAAGACCATCGCGGAGGCCTGGACCACCTGCGATCGCGGGGATTGGCTGCTTTGGTTCGCGGCGCGAATCGGCGTAGATCGAAAGCTCGTCGTGGGCGCGGCTTGCGATTGCGCGGATATCGCGCCGAAATTCGTCGCTCGCCCACGGCCGGCCATCGAAACGGCACGAAAATGGATCCGGGGCGAGGCCACCTGGCAGGAAGTGCTTCACGCCGCCGCCGTATCCCTGGGTGCGTACGCCGACGTAGCCGCCTACGCCGCGGCGTCGGCGGCGCTCTATGATGACGACGACACCGCCGCGGACTATGCCGCCCACGCGGCCGACGCGGCCGCCGAAGCGGCCGCCCAAACCTACGACGACATAGCTGATGGGCTAAGGCAATGCGCGGGCATCGTGCGGAAGGTCATCAGCATTGATGAGATCGGCACCAGCATAGCCGATCATCTGCGATTGAGAGACGGACCAAGGCGCGGGAACGAAAAGAAATGATGCGCGCCTGATCTTCCCCCGCGTCCATCGCTCAATCGGCGACGCGCGGGCTTTTACGCCGGCCCTGGGCCGGAGGAGAAACGCCATGTTGCACGAATTTAGATGCACCGAATGCGAAACGACATTTTACGTCGAGTCGCCGGAGATAATCCTGTACTGTCCATCCTGCGGCGGATCGGAAGCCGTGCCAACCGACCGGGAGTTTGAGGGACCGGGGGTTGTGGTCCCGCGCTTTACACTGCCCGAAGACGGACACCCTGGCTGGCCGCGCCTAGAGGCCGCGATTGAGTCGGCGCCGGATGACGGCCCCCGCGAACCCGACCCGTTTGACCCGATTTAGACCATTTTGCCAGCGCCAGCAAAATGATAGGAGTACAAACGAGCGTTGTGCCTGTTGGATCCATATGGCTTGAACCTGAATTGGGAAGTCATCAGAA